ATTATGATAATCATACAATATTTATTTTTAAATCATCCGCATAACAAATTATATTTTTTTGTTTAAAATACCATAATCCTTGTAAAAAACAGTCGGCTAAATCATCCTTTTTTTTTGTATCTAGTTTTTCTTTCCAGTTAGAAAACATTGGATTTTTTTCTATAATTTGATTACAATAAACAATTCCTGATTTTTTATGATCTTTATATGTTGTTTTTTGAGAACTTTTGGGTTCTCCATTTTCGTCATTTTCTTGTGAAATTGATATAGATTGAAACTGTTTTAATTTATGTACAGATGAAACAAATTCTATATGAATATCATCTTTTTTATCTATATAATATTGTGTAAGCATTCCTTGTAATGTTTTCATTCTTGTTGCAATCGGTGATATTTGGTTCTCTATTACAACATGAGTAATGGTTTCTGTAATAGGGTTCTCATTTAATATCTTTTTCATACGTTTCCCTATTAAAATCAAATCTGTATCTCCTGCTTTTTCCTCTTTTTTCTTTATAATAGGTTCAAAACATTGTTTTTCATAATATTCTGTGATTTTGTTTATTAATTCATCCTTTTTTAATTTCATTATGTTTTCTAGGTTCTCAAACATGAAAATAGATTTTGCTAATGTTTGTAGTTCAGGTATTTTTATTTTTTTCAAATGCGTTTTTGAATGTTTCTTTGTTGGAATGATAAGGGGAGAACCATTCTTAGCATGTTTATCACAATAAAATTGTCCGTTTTTTTGATATTTTGCTGATTTTGCACATTTACAATCTGGTTGCTTCTTTGTTTTTCCCTTTTTTATTTGAGAACAGATTTCTGTTGGTGCTTCTTTTTCTAGTAAATTGAGAACATTCCAATCTAAAATAGAAAATTCATTGTTCTCATATTGAATAATACAATATGCCAAATTTTTGATACCTACGTCATAACTAATCAACCTCATTGATTATATTTTATTGATTTATTTTTATATCTTATTTTTAGCATTTTTAATAATAATAATATTATTATTATTAAGAGGGTGAGAACTTATGATTCTTTCATTGAATTCAATGCTTCACGTGTCATATAAGGTGATGTTTCGTTAAAATTACCATTTGATTCACCAAAAGTTGTTTTGTAGATTTTGGGGGTATTATAGGTTCCTACTACAATATCAGATTGAATACTCGGTACTTCTATATGACGTGATGTATATCCAGCGTCGTTACATGCTTCGCGAAAATTATATTCCATAATTTCCTTAGAATTTTCTGTCAAATATTTACGATATTCCCAATTGCTTTTAATATTATTTTTTTCTATAATATTTTGATTTTCTAAAGATTCTGGTTGCCAAGAACCTATAATAGCACGCCCATCACTCATTAATGGTGGAAAGTTCGCATATTTATTATTGGTATTATATCCTAACGATGATGCTGGAATTGTTTCTTTAATTATAGGATATGCGGAGTCGACATTTTCTGGTTTGATAAAGGACATAATATATATTTATTAAGCAAAATAAAAATACATTTTATTCTAAAAACAATCAAATAAAGGGTGATTCGAGCATTTTCAATAGATCATTCTTCTTCAATTTACTTGAATCACTACATAAACCTTTTGTTATAACAACCTTTCTTAATTCTTGAACACTCATTTTATTATAAATTTCTTTTAAATTTTCTTTTGTAGATACAGATACATTATCATTATCCATATTTATTTCTATTTTTTCTACCTTTATCATTGTGTCTTCTGAATCGATTAATTCTATTACGTTTTCTTCTAAATCATTTGATATTATTTCATCGTTTGTTTCTTTTTCTAATTCTTCATCTATTATATTTTCAATATTTATCTTATCTATTACTTCTATATTTACTATTTTTATAGATTGAATTGGTAATTCTTTTATATCATCGTCATCTTTATCTTCATCTTCATCTTCATCATCTTCATCATCATCTTCATCATCATCATCTTCATCCTCATCATCATCATCATCATCCTCATCATCATCATCATCATCATCCTCATCATCATCATCATCAGAAACAATGATCTTTTCATTTATATTTTTTTTTACAGGTTCAGGTTCAATAGAAATATCCATCATTTCTACATTTTCAGTGAAAACTTCAGGAGTAGACTTTGAATTCGATTGATTTTTTATATAATCGTTATTTGATAATGTATTGGATAAAACGCATTGATATTTATTCATATCGCTTACTCTTTGTAACAAATTATTAATTATTTCAAAAATAGTATCATTCTTTTGTTCTATCAAGCTAATTCTTTGTTTAAAATGATAAACTATTAATAATATTAATATAAAAGTGATGGCTAAACTTACGAAAAAAAACATTTCGACAATATTTAATGCAATCATTTTATAATACTTTGATAAATAATAAAATAAATTAAAACGCAATATACTTCTAAACATAATATATTAATAATATATTGATTATATAATTATGCTTACAAATTCTGAAAATCAAGGTTTATTTGAAAATAATTATTTTAATTATTTTCTTTTATTATTTTTTTTCTTTTTAATATTTTTAGGAGTATATTTATTGAATATAAATACTAATTTTTATAGTTTTATTAAAAGTGTAATATCATTTTTAGGATTTTCTACCGGAAATTTAATTAATAAAATTGATAATATTGTTGTTGATACTAGTGAAACTGGTATTAATATAGCAGGTGATGCTGTACACGATGCTGCAAATTTATTAATTGATACGACTAAAGAATCTTTTGATAATATAATAAATGAATCAAAAATAATAATAAATAATCCAGAACCAGACAATACAGGAGATCCTATTCAAAATTCTATTTCTATTAATAAAAATAGTTTATTAAATAATGGATTGAAATATATTGATATTAATAATGAATATCAATTGATTACAAAATTAAATAAAGGAGAAAAAATGGTTATAAATCCAACATTTACTCCTTTTTGAATAATAATTAAAATTATATAAAATAAAATTATATGATTTTATATTAAATGTTTAAATTATATTTAATTGATTTAAACGATGAAAAAAAGTTTTTATATTATTCTTCTTCATTATTTGTTGATGAAATCAATTTATTTAAGGAATGTCAATTAAAATTTGATTTTGTTAAAAAATATCCTCCTATTCAAATTTTAAACGTTTTCGATATAACCAATGAATTAGAAATTAATTTTTTCGTTAAATACTATATGATAGAATATGGTATAAATAATGTTAGAGGAGGTAATTATACTGATGAAATATTATCAGATAATATAATTGAATTTTTAAATTTAGAAATTTTTACAAAGTTTTCTGATTATGAAAAAAAAAATGATTTATTAAATATTCATCCAAGTGAAGAAAATAAAGAAGAAATTATAAATAAGATAATGATTTATAATAATAAAAAAAAATTATACAATTTACTTTTTAACACAATCAATAAAGATGAAAACATTAATAATATAAGAAATATATTGAACGATTTTTATTGGATAAATCAAGAGATAGAATATTTATTTGATAAATTTAAAATTGGGTTAATTAATAATTGTTTTTTAACTACTAACATTAATAATTTTAATAATATTCAATATAAAAAAATATTAAAAAATATTAAAAATATTGTAGATATTTATTTTTCATTAAATGAAGAAAATCTTTCTGAATATTTAACTCCTTATTTGCGAACAAAATTATCTTCAATTAAAAAATACAATGATATAGATTTAATTTATATTTATCATCCAAATTTTTTATTAGATAATTTTTTTTATCATCATCGTGTTATTTATTATTGGAATATAAATCAATTTGAAAAACAAATATCTATTGTTAATCGGTTGATAGATGATTTGACTAATATTTCATACACTGTTTTAAATTTATTAGATGAATTAGAATTTGATATTATACACCCTTTAGTCCAAAAGGACTAACAGGAGGATTTGGAGTAGGTACATAACTAGGAACATAAGTATTTCTTAAAATACAATTATTTGATATATTATTTGTATTTGATACATTTGCTATTGCATACGGACCGATTGTTCTTTGTATACCATTCTTATAAGTATCTCCATTAAATGTAGAATTTTTAAAATTAATATCTGATAAATTTATCTGTAAATAAAAGTCATAAATATATCCTGGAGATGTAATTAAATTAATATTAGATATATTTAAATATCCTACATAAGATTGTACTACATAAGAATCTGATGGTAACAAATTTGTATTAGAATGTTCATATTCATTAGTAATACTATTATAAACAGTATTGAAAGTACTATTATCATTTCTACGATTTATATAATCACTTGGTAACGAATTTGAAAAAGAAATATCAAATGTTATTAGATTAGGAGTTAGGTTAGAGTCAGGAATATAATAATCAATACCATTATTATTTCTATAATCAAAATTTATTGTATTTGAATTATGTAATTTTATTGTCGGTTTTATTGAATTATCTTGATATATTATTGATGTATCATTATATTTTACATCAAAAAATAAACCAATTAAATTTATATCTAAATTTGGAATTTTTAATGGATTCTTTATATAATCTGATGATAAATTTGTACCTATTACAAAAATAGATATAGGTATATCCAAAGAAAAATTATACGACGATTTATCAATTAAATCTGTTATTAATAATGAAAATAATTTTCTATTTTGTTCTTTAATTAATATAATGTCTTGTTCTCCATTTAATAACCAAAGATTTTTATTATTTCTATTAGAATCATAACTAAATGAATTCACATTTTTATTATAATTATAAAGTGGAATTGTTTCGTCGTTAATTAAATTAATTATTGGACCCGGAATATCACTTGATGAAGTTGGTACAAATATAGAATTTTCATTTACACAATCACTATATGCACCATTACGTATAAAATTTATATAATAATAACCATTTGAACCATTAATTTGATAAGCATTTTTATTTATTATTGATTTTCCATTACTATCTATTATATTTTTTGTTGTTCGTGTTACATTAAATAAATTTGGGTATTTTACAATAATTGTGTTATAATTTCCTAAGTAATCAATTGTTGTTAATGTTATATTTGGATAATTACCCATTTGACTATTTGAATTACCTCTTACTATTTGACCCCATTGTTTTTTTTTTGTAGAATCAGAATTTTTTTTATATTTTAATATTTCTGCTTTTCTACGCATATCCAATTCATCTTTTGTATAACCGTTATTATAAGGTGAATTTGAAAAATCAATATCTATTCTTGGTAATCGATTATCAAAATTTTGATATTTTGATTTTTGTTTACAAATATTGTATAATGAAAAACTAAGATTCGACATATTTATTATAATACATTTATAATAAATATTATTTAAAATATTTCATTGTATAAATAATCGCTTTTATGGTTTCAAAATGAATGAATTAGATTTGAGGAACTGTATTTGCAACATATTTACTATCACTAGACCCTGCATTGTACCACGCGGATGACAAGTAATCTGTAGTATTGTAACTTGGGACATTTGATTGTGTAAAATTTGGACCCCAAAACATTATATTGTTTATTTGGATTACACTTAATGCACTATTAAAATACTGTAAATTAGACATTTGTCCTTTAAATCCACCATTTTGAGAAATTTCTACATCATAATAATTTTGTTTTGGAACAGATGATGAAATAACTCTTTCTGCTATTGTACCATTAACATAAACATCTAAAATTGTATTTTCTGCACGTACAATAATATGAAACCATTTATTAAAAGGTATATTAGGTATTATAATTTGTGCATTAGATCCATCTGTTGAATCTACTACAACTAATAATTCCGCATCAGGAGTAATATATAAACCTGGACAATTTACGTCCGCTGTATCACTAGATGTTGCTGTAGGAGTAGATGTTGCTCTAGGAGTAGATGTGCTATTATTCAAATTGATTTTTGTACCCTTATTAAATACATTTTGATTTGTAGTTCCTACACCTTTTACTAAAAGCCACACTGACCAAGTAAACTCTAAACCAGTTTTTTCATTATTTGAACGTAATATAGGAATACTACCAGTTACTCCTGGATTTACATAAACTGTTTTTAATGAATTACCTTCTGTCAATCCAGGTGATACTAATGGATTATTTATAGGAGCCGAAGTATAACTAATTAATCTTATTCCTAAACTTAAAAGAAAAAGAAAAACTATAATAACTAATATAACAAAAGCGAATTTTGCAACTATTGTATTAGAAGACAAAAAATCCTGTGTTGAAAACATTCCTACATTTGCTTGTTGATTGAATCCAGATAATCCATTATTGAAACTTGATTTTAATTTATTATATCCATTATCTACTACTTGAGCTGCATTATTGAAATTCTCTTTTACAATATTTGGTAAATCAGTAATTCTATTTTTTACATTAGATGATAAATTATTCATTACCTATGAATATATATAATATTACTAATATATTATATATTAATTATTATAAAAATTAATTAATATATTTAACTCGTTATAGATTTGAATATATATTTTATATTTTTATTTATTTTTTATTAAATATAATCATTATTCATTAAACTAAAATAATCGATATGTACTTTGTACCGAATTATTTTGTAATATTTGTAAGTCCGCACCATAAGCAAAATTACTCATACCATTACCTTTCAAATAATATTTCCATGCGGTTCCTGGATCTACTGCTGTGCTTGTCCATACATTAAAATACGTTATAAATGTATTATTTATTGGTCCTGATGATACATTCAATCCTGTTGTATCTTGTTTCATTATTACTGAATTTGTTTGTATTGATTTTATCAATTTTCCATCAATATATATGTCTAAATATTGATTATCTACACTTACAATAATGTATACCCATTTTTGTATTGGGAAATTATTCATTATTGTTATTTCACCAGTAGTATTATCTCCAAAACTTACATGTAAAACAGGATCTGTTTTATCTAAAGATACTATTAAATTATTACCTTTACTATCACTTTTCATTGTAATTATTTTTTTATTTACAGAATTATCCCATGTACCTAAATATACCCATATACCATATGCAAAACTATTTGATACAGGTACATATTGAGATGAATTTGAAGGAGTAAATGCACTTGTTATATCTGTTACATTTTTCAATATATAAACATCTTGTTTTGTTAAAAAAACGTATAAAATATAACATAATATTATTATTATAATTCCTAAAATAATTGCACCTGCGTTCATTATATATTAACTATTATAAATTTTTTATAAATTCAATTAATAATCATTTTTTATTTTTTTTAATATATTATAAAAATTATTTATTTGCTAAACATATATATTTAATAAATTGGTGGATTTTTTAACATTAATAAATTATAATTGTTTGTAATTTCTATAAAAGATAGGTTTCTAGGATAATATATTATATTACATATTGCTCCATTCAAACCATTATGTTGTCCAGTAGTTATAAAATCTACTGGATTGTGTATTGGATGATTATTTTGATAATAATACGTGTATTCTAATTCTCCATTTACAAATAAATCCGCTTTACTCATTGTAATATTCATAACTATATTGTTCCATTTTTGTTTTAATATTTTAAAATCATAATAACCTTTTGGATTGGTTTGATTTGTAAAATATACTCTTATTAAATCTCTAGTTGTTTTTCCATGATGTTTATCTAATGAAGAATCATTATAAAATGTGATTCTAGGTTTTCCTTCTCTTGAATTATTTATTATATCATTGTCAATACCAAAACTAAATATTTCTATTTCATTACTATTATTAGTCGATTGTGCATTTAAATATATCCACATTGAAAATGCATATGTTTGGTTGAATATATTATTGTCTATGTTTTCAGATTTTTTTAAAAGATTGTTTATATTTAAATTAAACCAATTTGTAAAACTGTTTTGTCCTCTAATAACAGAGCTAAAATAAATATTTTCATCCACTGGGGTTGGTAATGTATGTTGATGAATAATACTATTACTAATAGTATTTTTTTGATTTAAAAAAGAACTACCTGGTAATAATACAACACTATTTGTAATATTTATCATTTTAAATAAAGAAGGTAAATAAATATATAATAAAATTACTATTAATTCTAAAAATAATATTACATAAATTGGATTTGTTGTCATTTTCAATTCATTTAAAATATATTTTATGAAATCGATCAATAAACATGGTATGTAAAAAATAAAATTAACGATAAATCCTGTCCATCCCGTAAAAGATCTAAAATAATTACCTAATATATAAAAAATATTTGCCAAACCTAATATTACTATTGCTATTATTATTATAGATGAAATATAATTTACAATTAGACTTGATGAATCATTTAATTTAAAATAATAATAAGTAATTATTGAAAAAAATAATACTATCAATAATGTAATTAAAATATTAACGCTTGAACTTTGTCCACTACTAAATGGTGTAGAGTAGTAAAGTACTATTACTAATGGTATTATTATAAAAAATGCATAAATAAATGAATTTTTATTTAAAGCGTTAGAATCATTTACTATATTAAAAAATGAAAAAATTATACTAATTATAACTATATATAAAAATAAATATTTTACAAATGTTGTTGCTCTTTCTCTATCTTTAAATATTTCAATTAATTCATTATAAATATGTATTATTAAAGCGAATAAATTGTTTATAAAATCACTTATCCATGTTAAAAAATTTGTTAAAATAAATATGACAAATGAAAATAAAAATACTATTAGATATAATGGAACATCATAAATTATATTTTTTATTATTCCTAATATTCCTGTCATTTCTGTTTTATTTACATACAAGTATGTTATATGAATCAAATTCAAAATTAATAATATTATAAATATTACGTAAAATATCGATTTTGTTGTTGTTAATGATAGTAATCCGGATTCTATAGGTGTTGTTTGAACATTTAATTCTGTAGAATTTTTAATATTACTTTTATTTACAGCTGCATTTATTTCCTTAGAATAATTTATAATAATTAAAGATATTACTATAGATATTAATTCTATTAAATCATATAAAAATTTAATACTCAATGTATCTACTTTCTTAAACATTCTTGGAATTGTATTCATTATAAATGAAACAAAAATATATATGGGTTTTAAATATGGTAAACTTTGTAATATACTTTCTAAAAACATATTTGTAAATGATTTTTCTTCTTGCATCTTTTTTTATAGATATTTATATATTAATATATATTGCTATAACATATTTCAATATATATTATTTTTTTTATTTTTTATAAGTTCTCTATCATTGTTTTATTTCCATGACATTCCCTACATAATGCACGTAAATTATCTACATGATTACTTCCACCATATTCTAATTTTATAATATGATCTACTTCAAAAGTCGCTTTTAACTTTTCTTTACATTCTCCACATTTCCAATCTTGATTTGATGCCACATATTTCTTCTTCGTTTCACTAACCGACCTTTTCGTGGCTTTTTTTCCTGAGTCTAACATTTGATTTTCACTTACTATTTTATTTTGATTTGGTATTGGTACAATCGGATAATTATATTGATCTCCACCAAAATCATATTTTGATGTAAAATCTAATATAGGGGATATCATATTTGTTGTATTTTTATCTATAGGTAAATATTTTATATAATCATTTGTTGTTGATATTATCTGTCTGGCTCTAAATGGATTTTTTTTTATTAAAATATATAACATTAATGCTCCAAAAGCTATTCCAGCCATTTGATAATATTTTTTCCATGAAAATAATACTTTCATATATTTACCTTCTGTGTATACATTTCCCATTAATAATCCTGCTGCTAATAATATCATTATTTCTATCCTCATAATATTATTTTACTATTATTATATAAATAGATTTTGAAATTTTTGTTTATTTCCAATAAAAACATATTAATATTATTAATAAAATTATAATTACTGTATAAATATAATGTTTTTTTATATTTTTTTTTTCAGATGCTATCAATAAACGTGGTTTATATTGATTTCTATATTTATCTAATGCTTCTGCTAAACTTAATTCTTTTTTACCTAACATATAATTTATTTTATTATGAATAAAGTGAACCCATCTTACAAATGATTCACGGTTAGCTAAATACGGTTGCACTGGATAATTATCTAGCATTTGACTAAATTTGTCTCCAATATCATGATTCGGTATAAAAAGCGGCATATTTTGTATTAAATCATAATATTTACGTTTGGTTACACTGTTTGGATTTAATGGATAAGATTCTGCAACTGTATGTAAAAAAAACCAATAATTTGGTCCCCATATTTCCGGATCAAATTTCATATTCTATAATGTTGTTATGTATAAAAATATAAAGATTTGAATTATTATTATTATTAGTATAAATATTGTAAATATGATTACGAATATAAATGTAAATGATAATTATTGTAATAATTGTGGAAAATTTGGACATTATTATCATCATTGTAAAGTTCCCATTACTAGTATAGGAATTATAGTTTTTCGTATATGTGAAGAAAATTCATCTTCTAATTGTATCAAAAATATTGAATATAGCAATTTAAAAAATAAGAAAATAGAATATTTAATGATTTGTCGTAAAGATACACTTGGATATATCGATTTTATGAGAGGTAAATATTCTATTTATAATAAAGAATATATTATGAATATGATAAAACAAATGACAGAAGATGAAAAAAATATTATCCGTTTGAAAGATTTTAATGTTGCTTGGAAACGTATTTGGGGAAATGAATCTATTTCTAATCAATATAAAACTGAAGAATTAACATCCAAAGAAAAATTTAATTTATTAAAAGAAGGTGTTTTTAATACACGTGAATTTTATACTCTTGATTCTTTAATAGAAGAAAGTTATAATTATGACACATGGTTAGAACCTGAATGGGGGTTCCCTAAAGGTAGAAGAAATTTTCAGGAGAAGGATTATGAATGTGCTTTTAGAGAATTTACCGAAGAAACTGGTTATCATTATAAATATTTAAAAAATATTAAAAATTTATTACCTTTTGAAGAAATATTTACTGGGTCTAATTATAAATCTTACAAACATAAATATTATTTGACTTTTATGGATTATAATCATTCATTGAATATGAATTATTTTGATAAATCCGAAGTTAGTAAAATAGAATGGAAATCATTTGGAAATTGTGTTTCTTCTATAAGAAACTACAATTTAGAAAAAATCAGATTAATTACGAATGTAAATAATACTTTAAATTCATTAAAAATAGTATATTGATTATTTAAACTTAATCTATCGAATAAATTTTGGATATGTATATTCGTACCATAAATTATATTCATATAATGTAAATAAAATATTATATTATATGTCTAATATTACTAAAAATGAAAAAACTAAAAGATGTAAGAAAGGTACAAGAAAAAATCCAAAAACTGGAGAATGTGAACCAATCGTTGTTGATGTTCAAAAAGTTGAAAAAGTTCAAAAAAGCAATAAAACACCTTCTACTTTTTTTCAACAATTAAAAGATATTGTTACTAGTTTTATTCCTACTCCTATAAATGAAAATAATTCTCTTCGAGAACAAGATGTTGAACAACAAAAAGAAAATATTGTATTTAATGAAGAAGACAAAAAACAATGTAAAAAATATCAAGTTTCTGATAAAGATATTGCAAGAAAAGAAGAATTATCTAATTTAAAAGGTTCTGAATTACGTGTTATTCATTCTAAATTAGAAAATGATCCATCTCTTTTAAATAGTACTCCTGGAATTAAAACCAAAGAAAAATTGATAAATTATATTATTTGTTTAGAAAATAAACAAAATAAACCTACTGATTTACCAGTAGAAGAATCTAAAGATACTTCCTTTTTTTTTGATTCTTATCTTTCAGACAAAAGTTCTATTACTGAAGAAGTTGTAAAAAAACCAAAATTAATTATTCGTAATCCTTTACCTGAAATAAATGATGATCTAGAAGAAAGGATAGATCTAGATGAACTTTTGAAAAAAGAAAATAATAAAAAGAAAGTTCTTAAAATTAGAAAATCTGTTGAGGAAGCCATTGAAGAACCTATTGAAGAACCTATTAAGGAAGCTACTGATAGTAAAGAACCTAATGAGGAACCTATTAAGGAAGCTACTGATAATAAAGAACCTATTGAAGAACCTATTAAGGAACCTACTGATAGTAAAGAACCTAATGAGGAACCTATTAAGGAAGCTACTGATAATAAAGAACCTATTGAAGAACCTATTAAGGAACCTACTGATAGTAAAGAACCTAATGAGGAAGATACTGATAGTAAAGAACCTAATAAAAAACCTAATAAAAAACCTCTTGAAACCAAAGAACCTATTGAAAATGAACAAGAACAACAAATACAAAATAAAATCGGTATTGCTCCTATTGATATTGAATCAAAAGAATATAATAAATTTCTTTTTGATAAAGAAATTATTGAATCAGAGAACTTGAAAAATAATGAAACAATTACTTTTTTATACCCTGAATTAAATGATCCTAATTTTAATATCAAAATTGCAAAATATAAAGAATTTAATGATACTCAATATGACGGCAAAATTTATGATATAAAAGAACAAGCAAATCAACTTTGTAATGCCGAATTTGAACTTTTACCACATCAACTTTTTGTTAAAAATTTTCTTTCTATGCAAACACCTTATAATTGTTTATTATTATATCATTCATTAGGGACTGGAAAAACTCTTAGTAGTATCGGTATTGCCGAAGAAATGAGAGCATATATGAAACAAGTTGGATTCAATCAACCTATTCTAATTATTGCATCTCCTAATGTTCAACAAAATTTCCGTCTTCAATTATTTGATGAACGAAAATTAAAATTAGTAGGTGGAATATGGAAATTAAATACAAGCATCGGTAACGCTATATTAAAAGAAGTAAATCCAACAAATTTGGTCGGTATTCCAAAAGATCGTATTATTAGTGAAATTAATAGTATTATTAATAAATATTATCATTTTATGGGATATACTGAATTAGCTAATTTTATTAAACGACATACTAATATTCCTGAAGGAACACGTTTTTCAATAGCTGAACAAAAACAAATTCGTATTAAAAAAATACAAAAATATTTTGATAACCGTCTTATTATTATTGATGAAGTACATAACATTCGTATTTCTGATGATAATCGTGAAGATTCTAAAACAGCTACTTTATTGATGGAAGTTGCTCGATATTCTAATAATATACGTCTTGTATTTTTATCTGCTACACCTATGTATAATAATTATAAAGAAATTATTTGGTTAACTAATTTAATGAATATTGTAGATAAACGCAGCACTATTCGTGAAGACGATATTTTTGATAAAGAAGGTTTATTTTTACCAGAGAGAACTTCAAAATTAGGTAATAAAATCGAGGGTGGAAGAGAACTTTTACAACGAAAATTAACTGGATATGTTTCTTATGTTCGTGGTGAAAATCCTTATACTTTTCCTTACCGTATTTATCCTGATACTTTTTCTCCCGAACATTCATTAAAATCAATAAAATCGGATTCTAAATATCCTTCAAAACAATTAAATCAACGTGTTATTGAGAACCCTCTTCAATTTATTCCTGTTTATATACATCGAATCGGTGAATATCAAGCTATAGGATATGATTATATTATGAAATATTTGCGTAACAAATCTTTTTCCACTACGAATAAATTTGGTGAAATTCGTGAATTACCTTCTTTTGAAAATATGGAATCTTTTGGATATACATTATTAATGCAACCATTAGAAGCTCTTAATATCATATTCCCAAATCCAACTATTGATATAATTTCAGAATTACCTTCAAAATCAGAAGAAGAACAAGAAGAAAAAATATATTCAGACGAACAAAATGAAGATATTATTAAAAATATTGTAGGAAAACGTGGTTTATATAATGTAATGACTTGTAAAACTGAAAAATCTCCTATACCTAATATGTATGATTTTGAATATAAACCATCTATTTTATCTGATAAAAAACATGGGCGCATTTTTCATAAAGAAAATATTCATAAATATAGTAGTAAAATTTCTAAAATATGTGAATCTATACTTAATTCTACAGGTATTGTTTTGATTTATTCTCAATATATTGAAGGTGGTATTGTCCCTATTGCGTTAGCATTAGAAGAAATGGGATTTTCTCGTTATAGTAGTCTTTTATCTCATAATAAATCTCTTTTTAAAAATCCACTTACCGATCCATTAGATGCGCTTACTATGAAACCACGTTCAGAATTTTTATCTCAAGGTGGAGAACCTAGTCAATTTCAACAAGCAAAATATGTAATGATTACTGGTAATAAAGCATTATCTCCTGATAATCTAGAAGATATCAAATATGTAACCAATCAAAATAATAAAATGGGTGAAAAAGTAAAAGTTATTATCATATCCAAAGCTGGTTCTGAAGGATTAGATTTCAAATGTATTCGTCAAATACATATATTAGAACCTTGGTATAACATGAGTCGTATTGAACAAATTATTGGTCGTGGTGTTCGTAATTTTAGTCACTGTTATTTGGAATTTGAAGAACGTAATGTTGAAATTTATTTACATGCTACATTACCACGTAATGATGAAGAACCAGCTGATCTTTATGTTTATCGTTTTGCTGAGAAAAAAGCGATTTTAATTGGAAATGTAACTCGTCTTTTAAAAGAAACCGCAGTAGATTGTATTTTAAATATTGGACAAACCAATTTTACTATCGAAAAATTGGCTGCTCTTGCTGAAAATAGAGAAATCTCTTTGAAATTATCTAGTAAAAAGGATCAAAAAATAAAATATTCTATTGGTGATAAACCTTTTACACAATTATGTGATTATACCGATAATTGTAATTTTACATGTTCTCCAAATGCTCAAATTTTAGATTCCGATATCATTAAAAATAATTATAATGATGATTTCTTAAAAATGAATTATAATGGGATTGTTAAACGTATTCGAGATCTGTTTAAAGAAAAAATATCATTTCATCGTAATGAATTAATAAATTCTATTAATATTATGAAAACTTATCCTATAAGTCATATTGATTATGCTCTTTCTAGATTTGTTGATAACAAAGACGAATATGTTTTGGATAGATGGGGGAGAACTGGATATATTATTAATCGTGGTGAATATTATGCATTTCAGCCTATTGAAATTACTGATGAATCTATTTCATTGTTTGAACGTGAAATACCAGTTGATCATAAACGTGAACATGTTGAAATTGAATTACCTAAAGAAAAAGCAGCTTTGATTACTGAAGAAGATGTGTCAGAAGAAAAAGTGGGAGAATCTGAATTAGATAATGATGAAGAAAAAATTACAAATCAATATAATGAAATTACGGATAAATTACGTGTTTGTTTTGAAAATGTTGAATCGTGGAAATCTATTGGAACTGAAAAAAAACGGTTCTCTACAAATGAAACTGATTGGTATATTAATATTGGAAATATTTATAATAATATTATTCAAAATCATAATATTGATGAAATTTCTTTAAATGAATTTATTGTTTATCATTTTTTAGATACATTATCTCTTCAAGAACGTGTTTTTGTTATAAAATATTTATATTCATTATATCAAGAAACCGATGATATTCATCAAAAAACCATAAAAGCATATTTTGATGAAAAAATATATCAGGTTCGTGGATTTCGTATTATTATGCTTCATAATGATAAAATAGCTGAATCTACTGAAGAAAAATTAAAAGTATTTGTACAAAATGATCTTGAGAACTTGAATGTTTGGAATATAGCTCAGCCTACCGATAGACAAGAATTGTTTAAACTAATGATAGCTTCTTTAAAAGATTCTGTTTTAAATGTTACAAAATTAAATCGGTTAATCGGATTAATGCAAGTATTTACTGATAATAATGTTATATTTAAAACGATTGATTTGAATAATAAATTAAGAAAAGGTTCTCGATGTGGCGGTGAAGGTAAGAAAGATATTATGAAAAAAATAAATATAATTTCTGATTTTAAATATAACGAAGATAATACTGAGAATGAGAACTTGATTGTTAAACCTGGTTTATGTGTCATTTTAGAAGTTTTATTAAGATATTATAATAAACAAAAGAGAAATGGATTTGTTTATTTTTTAGGATTTGAAAATACTGCTTTTTTACCCAAGTAGAGCGAACTTGTTAGTCGATTTTTATAAAAATATAATAAATATAAAAAATTGATAAACAATATAATATTAATATTATTATTATATAATAGATAATAATAATAATATGCAATCCAGAGACAATAAAGTAAATCGTAAAATTTACGGTGTCTATATTAAATCTATTTTGACAATGAAAATTATTCTCCCTATAAGAGAAGTCGGTAAAAATATCAAAGAAAATTTAGAAAAAATTATTTCGAAAAGAAATGAAGGTAAATGTATAGCAGAGGGGTTTATTCGTCCTAATTCGATAAAAGTTGTTCGTTATTCTAGTGGTAATATTAATGGTTCTAATGTTGAATTTGAAACTGTCTTTGAATGTATGATTTGTCATCCTGTAGAAGGAATGCTTATTGAATGTGATGTTAAAACAATCACAAAAGCTGGTATTCATGCTGAAGTTATTGATAATGACGGAACAGTTCCTATTACTACTTTTATTGCACGTGATCATCATTTTAATGAAAACAGTTTTTCTGAAATAAAAGAAAATATGAAAATTATTGTACGTGTTATTGGAGTTCGTTACGAATTAAACGATCCTTATATTTGTGTTATTGCCAAATTTATTGAGAAAAAGGGAGATCGAAGAATGGGTGGATCGAATGAAATTCAAAGTTTTAATATTTTAGACAATGATGATGATGAATTTGTTGAAGACGATTAGACTATTTCAAATGTTTGTTTTATAAAAAATTTTATCTTTAGAGAAACATATTTATAAAAAATTATATAAAATCTTTTTTACATTTTATACAATTTGAGTAATACTATAATTATTAAAATTATGAATTTGAATCATGGATTTACTATTGTTACTGCAACTGATAAAAAACGTGGTATTGGTTTCCAAGGAAAACTTCCATGGAAAAATACTACAGATATGAAATTTTTCAAAAATATTACTACCCAACGTTTTGAAGAACATAAAATTAATGCTATCATTATGGGTCGAAAAACATTCGAAAGTTTAAATTATCAACCATTGCCAAATCGATTAAATATATGTATTACATCTTATAATGTAGATACCGCACATTCTCTCTTTATTGGTAACTCCTTTTATCCTTTAAAATCTAATAAATCCATGGATTTCAAAATTTCATCTTCTTGTTTGAACAATGATTTTTATAATAAAATCATGTTTTTTAATTCTTTAAACGATTCTTTGGAATTTCTATATAATTTATCCAAAGTAGAGAACATTTTTGTTATTGGTGGTTCTATTTTATATCAAGAGGCTATTAATCATAAAGATTGTAGAGAAATCCTTGTTAATGAAATTGATATTAATGTGGATTGTGATGTTTTTTTTCCTGAAATTGATAATGAAAAATTTGTTTTGACTTATTCAAATTTTATTGGTGAAGGTGTTTTAAATAAACGTTATATAAAACGTATGGCGCGTTCTATGACTATCTAATTTTTAGTGATATTTATACTTGTAAATATTGTATTTTTATGTCATATAAATAAATATATTATAATTATATAATACAATATGACAAATAATATTATTAACTCTGCTTTAAAAAGTGTAAAATATGGTTTGCAAGGATTACAAAATGAAGTTAGAATTTTGAAAAATAGTTCTCAAAGTAACATTCAAAATATTAAATTTCAAAATAATAAACTAATTAAAGAAGTTAAATTTTTAAAAAGTAATTTAGGGAAAACTATATCCAAAATTGCTAATTTTAATTCTAACAAAAAAACACATAAAAGGAGAACACATAAAAGAAGAAAATAAATGCGTTTATTGAACTATCTTTCTTAGCAAAAACACAAAAAATTGAATGTTTTTTATTTGTTTTTATTATCGTTATAAAGATATAATAGTTTTCAAAGATTTAATTTAATATGTATTCTACTTGCAATGGTTGTTATCCTGTCTTCCAGCCAAATCAACTTGCTCATAGTGATTTTGGGGGGTGTCTTTATTGTTCTGATTCTCTTGATGATGTAAAAATCGATCTTCAAGCTGTTTTTGAAGAACTTGCTTCTGAAGTTAGTGATGAAACAAATACAACTGAATGTTGTATTTGTTTTGAAAATATTGATAAACATAAAAATAATTGTACTACAGAATGCGGACATTCTTTTTGTTTAAAATGTTTGGCTACTTCTATTGTACATAATAATTCTACTTGCCCTTATTGCAGAACCAATCTTGTAGATATTCCTGATAAAAATGAGGAAGACGAAGAAGATATTGGAGATGAAGATGAAGACGAAGAATACGATGAAGAATATGACGACGAATATGATGAATATGACGATGATTATGATGAAAATAAACCTGATTGTGAAGTTCATGAAATCACATCTCGTTTAGAAAAAAATGGATTTACTATGCAAGATATTGTTTCTATGTTACTCGGACGTTATAAAAAGGATAATACAGAAGATGAAATTAATATTCTTAATAAAAGTTTCAATAACATTGTTGATGATGCAGACAATGAAACTTATGAACAAGAATTATTTGCTATTGAAGATATAGATGTATATAAAGTCCTTGTTTAATATTTTACGTTAGATTTTAGTGTAGATTTGTATATATTAATTTGATTTATAAAAATTATAAAATAAAAAAGAAATAGAAAATACTTTTTTTATGTTATGATGATTTGATTTATAAATATTTTACGTAAAATATTTATAAAACGCTCAGGGTGAGTTTCGATCTCACTACCTAACGGTTAACAGCCGTTCGCTCTACCAATTGAGCTACCCAAGCAGAATAAGAGTCTTTAACAAACATCATGCACTAGACGAGGATTGAACTCGTGCAACCGCTTTATAAGAGCGGGAATCTAACCACTAATATACAAGTGCTTGTTCAGGATTGGTTGATCAGGCACTCTTCTCCTGATACAATATATTCTATTTCGTTTTTAAGTAGTTTTACAGAAAATATATTAATATTAAATAATTTTATGTTAAATAAGATCCTTAAAGAATTTTGCAAAATTTGTCGACCGTTTTTTGTTTTTGGACATTTTTAAAATGTCCATTTTTTATTTTTTGAAGGAGAAATTTACAAAAGTGTTGAAATTTGTGTTTTTAAAGCATAATGCTAAGAAAACCAAAATAATCGTTGAAAAAGTCGCTGCATAAATTTTTGAGTAATTTTACGCGGAAAAAATAACGGCATTTTTTGTTTACCTTAAATGATAATAATAAATTTCCTAATTTTTAAAATACAATTGTATAATATATTTTATTATGATAAATGCTGTATTTATTTGTATATACTAACAACAAACTAAAGCATGGTAAATTATTATCATTCCAATGATAATAAAAAAATTCTATATTAAATTAAATAATTTTACTTAAAATAGGATCCTTAAAGAATTTTGCAAAATTTGTCGAACATTTTTTGGTTTTGGACATTTTAAAAATGTCCATTTTTATTTTTTTGAAAGGAAAATTTACAAAAGTGTTAAAATTTATGTTTTTTAAAGCATAATGCTAAGAAAACCAAAATGATTATTGAAAAATGTCTCTATAAATATTTATATATTTTTGTATAAAAGTATTTAGAGCATTTTATTATTATCTTATTATAGATAATATAAGATAATATTTAAATGCCGAATAATGCCAAAACAATGATTTGTGAACAATGTAACTTCAAATGTAGTAAGAATAGTAATTGGAATACACATCTTTTAACAGCAAAACATAAAAAGATAATAGATGGTAATGAAAAAGAAAAAAATAAATTCGTTTGTGATTGTGGTAACGAATATAAATATAATTCTGGATTATCTAGACATAAAAAAATATGTACTTTTGAA